CTCATCGCGGCCCTCATCGCATTCACGCTTACCGGCTGCGTCACATCTAACAATCCTACTGGCATCGTCGCGGTCGGTGGAGTGACGATCAATCCTAAAGCTACGTCCGACGCCGTTCGTATCGCCGCAAAGCTTGGCGCTCTGGCGGCGATCAATAAGAAACAGGAACTTCGTCCATACTTTCAAGCCGCCTCGGCGGCTATCGGCCTGGCTCTAACTTCAGGGAATACGACTCCCGAGAACATCAAAGCCGTGCTGACCAACATCGCGCCTGAATCAATTGATGCTATCGCGCTCGATAGTTTGAATGATGCTATTCAGCTCTACTCGGATTACTTTTCAACGCTCGTCGTGAATAAGCTCGATGGATATTCTCCTTACACGGTTCCCGTGCTCCTGGGTCTTTCTCAAGGTCTTCGACAGGCATATGACTTAACGGCGACCAAATGAACTTTCTTTCGTCAATCTTCGCGGCGATCTCTAGCTTTTTCGCTTGGGCGACCAATCGATCGACGCTGAAGAATGCTACGGAAATAAGGACGGCTGAGAAGGCTCAGGACGAAGTCAATTTGACGGATCAGACCATCAAGGCCATTGCGAAGAAGGACATAAATGAAATACGGAAAGAACTCTCCGAATAAGCGGTGCGGGATTGTAGGACACATAATCTCATGGAGCTTGCTATGGTTGTTATGGGCATTCGCAATATCCGTGCTAATCTCTGGATGCACGACGACCGTCACGCCTCGAGTATCAACGGCTTCTCAAGCGAGTTGGGATGGCACTAATCAAAACTCTGGCTTTTTGCAATTTGAAGGAGTGACTGGTGTTATTACGCCACACGCTCGTGATCGATATAACGGTCTGATCGAGATCTATGGAAAGAAGTTTGTGCCTCCGATCATGCATGACTATGGCGTGTGGCCATACATTGGTGGAAATTACATCATCTCTCCACAAGCTCTAACGTACTTTGCGCAGATGAATCGATGGCGCCGAGGAGCAACTCACAATTAGAGATCGTATAAATATAGGGGTATGTCTAACCCTACATCACGAGCAACGCTGAGCGATTATTGTCTGCGCGCGCTTGGCTCTCCGGTTATCGAGATCAACATCGACGATGATCAGATCTCCGATCGAATAGACGAAGCGATTCAGTACTATCAGAATTTTCATACGGATTCCGTAGTTCGAACCTTTCGCAAACATCAAGTTACTTCGACGGACTATACGAACAAATATATCACGCTCCCCGACGATGTGATCTACGTTCTACGAGTTCTTCCAATCGGTTCGGCTGGTGGAACACAGGGCATCTTCTCCGTCGACTATCAGCTTCATTTGAACGATCTATATGATCTTCGTCGTCCTGGCAATCTGATCAACTATGAGATGACGCGTCAGTACATGTCGCTAATCGATATGACGCTGAATGGCATGGATCAAGGCATCATCTTCTCTCGTAATCTCAATGGTCGTCTGGAGATTGAGTGCGATTGGACTTCACGTATTCCAGTTGGTTCTTGGATCGTCGTCGAATGTTATCAGACGATCAATCCTGAGTCTTACACGAAGGTGTACAATGATCAGTTTCTGAAGCGATACGCGACGGCTCTGATCAAGCGCAATTGGGCACAGAATCTCTCTAAGTTCAAAGGTATGGTTCTTCCTGGCGGTGTTACGATTGATGGTACGGAACTTATGGCGCAGGCCAAAGAAGAGATTAAAGAGCTTGAATTAGAATCACGCAGTGTGTGGGAAACCCCCGTTGATTTTTACGTCGGATAGGACTTCTATGTAGAGTGACTAGTATACACGAGAGGTATAAATAACATCAATGGCTCGCTCCGTATATTTTGGACAAAACGTTAGATCCGAGAAAGAACTGTATGAAGATCTGATCATAGAGTCTATTCAGGTATATGGATTTGACATGCAATACCTCCCTCGCAATATCGTGTCACAAGACATGCTGTTGAATGAGGATACGGAGTCTCGATTTGACAGCGCCTTTGACATCGAGATGTACATCGAGTCGGTCGATGGATATGAAGGTGATGGAGTCCTAATGTCTAAGTTTGGCCTTGAGATTCGCAATCAACTTAAGATCGCCGTATCTCGAAGACGATGGGAACAGGGGATTGGCAAGTGGAATAGAGGGTATAACGATTATCGTCCATCGGAAGGCGATCTGATCTACATTCCCGGCATCAATGGTTTGTTTGAGATCAAGTATGTCGATCTCGAATCTCCGTTCCATCAGCTCAACAATTTGCCCGTGTATAAGATGACTCTGCAGCTCTTTGAGTATCGTGGAGAAGATCTTAATACGGGTCTCGCACAGATCGATGCCGTTCAAAATCAGATGTCGACACCTTCGTCCAATCGCGCGATATTCACGTACGCGGCCGGCTCGCCTAAGTTCAATCTGAATGAGTACGTAAATCTTCAATATACTGGAACGACGAGCACCGGTCAAGCGAAAATCACGGATCTGCAATACAAAGATGGAATGGCTAATCCGTATTACGTTCAGCTCTCAAATTTGACGTTTACCGGTTCCAATGCCATTATTCGTCCGCTTACCAGTCTGACTTCCGTGAGTTCCGTGTCGATGTCGAGTATCATTACGACGGCTTCGGGCACGTTGCTCCAAGTATATTCTCTCACGGACGGCGATGCGATTCTGAATTCTGGAGATATATCAATGCAGAACAATCCGATTGAGACTCGCGCGACGGCCGTCATTGACTTTACGGAAGTGAATCCCTTTGGCGACACGGATGATAGCTAACATATGCTCACGCAAACATATCATTACAATCAGGTCATCAAGAAGTGCGTTGCCGTGTTTGGAACGCTCTTCAACAATATCACGATTGGACGAACGGCGGAAGGTGGCACGATCTCGAATATCGAACGTGTGCCGATCGCATATGGACCCAAGCAGAAGTTTCTCGATCGCATCACGGAACAGCCAGATCTTTCGACCGATAAGGTAGCGATCAAGGTACCGCGCATGTCATTCGAGATCACTTCGATACAGTATGATTCGGACGTGAAGATGAATCGTCTGAATCAGAATCGAGTGGCCGTCGCTGGCGATACGACGCATTATACTACAACTTGGCAAGCCGTTCCATATGTAATTGGTATGCAGCTCAACATTTATGGGCGCAATCAAGATGACGTGCTTCAAGTACTCGAGCAGATTCTCCCTGTATTTCAACCAGAATATGCCGTCACGGTCAAAGATCTCGAAGCACCAGGTAAAAATGTAAATGTGCCGATCACGCTGACCTCCGTGAATCTCTCGGACAATTATGATGGTGCGTTTGAAACGCGTAGAACGATCGTGTATTCTTTGGACTTCACCTTGCGCGTGAGATTCTCGGCTCCTTCTTCAACTCAAGCCGTTATTCGTTTTACGGAAACATCTATCACTCCATCGATGGATACGACTCAGGCGCCGATCGAATATGTTCACGTATCCGTTGGATCGATAAATGATACGCCCGACAATTACACGATCGTTACGTCTATCGATTTCGATTCATTTGGATTTTGACGTAAATACTATATTATGAGCACGGACAAACGGTCAAACATAAGCGCGGCGCTAGAGAGCAATCTTCTGGCCGTTATACCTGCGCCTCCTGCCAAATTGACCCCGGCTCCAGAAAAAGAAAATTTAATATCGGACTCTGAAGAAGACTATAAGTACTCTCGTAATAAGCTTAAGAATCTGATCGATAAAGCCGAGATGTCTCTTGAACGTCTGATCGTCGTAGCCGATGAAGCGGAACATCCGCGTGCTTATGAAGTCCTCGCTGGAATGCTTCAGACTACTTCGGACATGACGGATAAGCTGATGGATCTGCAGAGGAAACGTAAGGATCTCATCGTCGGTAAGAAAGCCGAAGAGACAAAGCAAGGATCTACGAACGTCGCGGTCTTTGTAGGAACGACGGCGGATCTGCAGAAACAACTCTCTTCGGATACTACTATCATCGATGCAACGTGTAATTGATCCATCTAAAGTTGGTCTTTCATATCTGGGAAATGGACAAGTCAAGCGTGATGGGATTCAGCAGAACTTCACAAAGCTGGAGATCGAAGAGTACAAGAAGTGCATGAAGGATCCGGCGTACTTCGCGCGTAAGTATTGCAAGGTCATCAATCTTGATAAGGGGCTGGTACCATTCGATCTATATCCATATCAAGAGAAGATGTTCAAGCATTTTCTCGAGAATCGATTCAATGTCGTTCTGGCATGTCGTCAGTCTGGTAAGTCCGTATCCGCGTCGATCTTTATTCTATGGTACGCGGTCTTTCAGCCCGATAAGACGATCGCAATTCTGGCAAATAAAGGATCTACGGCGCGTGAGATGCTTTCACGCATTACATTGGCTCTCGAGAATCTGCCATTCTTTCTGCAACCTGGATGTAAGGCTCTGAATAAAGGTTCAATCACATTCTCGAATAATTCGCGCATCATCGCGGCCGCAACCTCTGGCAACTCCATTCGCGGCATGTCGATATCACTTTTATATCTTGATGAATTTGCCTTTGTACCCGATGCGGATACGTTCTACACGTCGACTTATCCAGTCATCTCATCGGGCAAGAAGTCGCAGGTCATCATGACTTCGACGATCAATGGCGTAGGCAATCTGTTCTATCGTCTCTGGCAAGGTGCCGTGCAAGGAGCGAACGAGTATAAGCCATTTCGTGTTGATTGGTGGGATGTGCCTGGTCGCGATGAGAAGTGGAAAGCGCAGACGATTGCGAATACTTCTCAGCTTCAGTTTGATCAAGAGTTCGGCAACGCGGCGATCGGATCGATGGACACTCTGATCTCTCCAGAGTTTCTGCTCGCGCTGAAAGCTGAATCTCCAGCGGAGATTATCAGAGACGTAAAGATATATCGAGCGCCGATCGAAGGCCATCAGTATGTCATGACGGTCGACGTATCAAAAGGGCGTGGTCAGGATTACTCGTCTCTGACCGTCACGGATACATCGGCTCGACCATTTGAGCAAGTAGCAACGTGGCGAGATAACATGATGTCGCCGCTTCTCTTTCCAGATCTGATCGTCGCCGTCGCAAAGAGGTATAATGAAGCGCTCGTCGTAATCGAGAATAATGACGTCGGACAAGTCGTGTGCAATGGCGTGTATTACGATCTGGAATATGAGAATACCTTTGTCGAATCTTCCATCAAGGGTGGCATCGGAGTTACGATGACGAAGCGCGTGAAGAGAATGGGATGTGCTTTCCTCAAGGATATCATCGAGGCTCGTAAACTCGAGTTGCATGATGCGGATTCAATTCTCGAACTATCAACCTTCGAAGCGCATGGAGATTCATATGAGGCGGCCAGTGGATGTCATGATGACATGGCAATGAATCTAGTTCTTCTTGCTTGGTTTCTGACTACGCCATTTGCGAATCTCAAGGATGGCGAATTGAAAGGAATGCTCTTTGCCGAGAAAGCTCGAGCGATGGAAGATGAGCTCGTGCCAGCTGGATTCTTAGGTAACTCTCAGTCAAACCTCACGCCATCGATGGAGATCTATAATCAGATGGCGGAGGATATAAAAAAGTGGAATATGTTGTGAAGATTCGCTTTTCAATAAATAGGCTTATTGAAATCAATCTTGCTATGTCAACTTATAACAACACTGAAAGGTAAACACTAATATGGCATTTCTCCTATCACCAGGCGTTCAGGTCAACGAAAAAGATCTTACGAACGTAGTACCGGCCGTCGCCACTTCCATCGGAGCCTTTGCGGGCCCGTTTACGTGGGGTCCGACTGGTCAAGCAATCACATGCGCCTCCGAAGGCGATTTGCTTACTAACTTTGGCAAACCTACGACGGCTAACGCCGTAAGCTTTCAAACGGGCGCGAGCTTTTTGAAGTATGGTAATACACTCAAAGTTTCTCGCTCTATTTCCACGTCTAATGCAAAAAATGCAATTGCAACTTGGAATTCCGGATCCGCATATGTCGCTGGTACATCTCTTTTGATTGGCAACTCTGACGTATTTGAGAGTACGTTGACCTCGACGATTGGTACCAATTCGACTTTCGTTGCTCGTTATCCCGGCGCGCTTGGCAATTCACTTGGCGCTTTTGTCGTGACTCCCGTAACGGCCGCGACGGATACATATGCAAAGCTGTTCGATTACGTGCCTTCATTCAATTCGAATAATCCTACGGTCGTAACGACTCGATCCGCGGGATCAACTGGATCTGGCACTTCTATTCTTACGATTGCTTCAACGGCATTTGCTACTATACCTTTCACGACTTCAATGTACGTGATCGGCGCGGGTGGTACGATTGCTTCGGCCGTGTCGATCTCTTCCTCGACCGTTTCGGGAGCGAGCATTCTCATTACATTGGGGACTCCTCTGGCCAGTGCCGTAACAACGGCCAGCTCATTCACATTCTTCGAAGCCGATGAGGTTCACGTAGCCGTTGTTGATCTTGATGGCGCCATCTCTGGCACGGCTGGAACGATCCTCGAGAAGTGGCAGAATCTGTCGCTCCTCACGGATGGCAAACGTGCGGATGGTACGAATAACTATTACAAAGATTATATCAATCGTAATTCCGCTTACGTATATGCAAATCTCCTGTCCGCTGAGATTACGAATGCCGATACGACGACTACGGCGTCGGCGTCATTCGTCAGACTCCCCGTTTCCACTAGCTCGCTGATTCACATTCTCGGTAACACCAACTACATCGACGGAAAAACTGGAAACAGCGGCACGGCTGGTGCGGATGGAACGGTCGGAGCGACTGGCGATATCTCAACGGCTCTCGACGTTTTTGCCGACGCAACGACGATTGATATCAATCTGCTATTCTGCGGCGATACTACTGGCACCACCGGTCTCTCGATCGCGGAACAGAAAGTTCAATCGATCGCCAATACTCGTAAAGATACGGTTGGATTCATCTCCGCGCCAGTGACTATCTACCAAAACTCGTCCGCGACGACTAAGCAAACAAACGTATTGGCTAAGTTCAATGACTCGTCGGCTACGCACGATTCATATTCCGTATTTGATTCAACTCCGCTCTACGTGTATAACAAGTATCAGGACAATTACATCTGGATTCCGGCTTGCGGACATGTCGCTGGTCTCTGCGCTAACACGGATACGGTCGCGGATGCGTGGTTCTCACCGGCCGGTTATAATCGCGGCAATCTGAAAGGCGTGACTAAGTTGGCTTACATGCCCGATCAAACGAGCCGCGATGGGCTGTATCAAGCTTCGATCAATCCGATTGTCTCGTTCCCCGGTCAAGGTATCTTGCTCTTTGGTGATAAGACGGCTCAGAGCAAGCCGAGTGCGTTTGATCGCATCAACGTTCGTCGTCTCTTCATCGTCCTCGAGAAGGCAATCGCGACGGCGGCGAAGTATCAGCTGTTCGAATTGAACGATCGTTTCACACAGGCTATGTTCCGCAACATGGTTGAACCTTTCCTTCGCGACGTCACTGGTCGTCGTGGCATCACGGACTTCTTGGTCGTGTGCGATGGAACGAACAACACTCCACAGGTCGTCGACTCGAATCAGTTCGTAGCCGACATCTACATCAAACCGGCACGTTCTATTAACTTCATGACGTTGAACTTCATCGCTACTCGTACGGGCGTGAGTTTCTCGGAAGTTACTGGAGCTTAATCCTCGAAACATCGTATAAATAGAAATATAAGGAAAATCATATGGCTAATAGCGTTAACGATTTCAAGGCTAAGTTGGTTGGAGGCGGCGCGCGTCCAAATCTATTTCGTGTCGAGTGTCCGTTTCCCGCAGGTACTGGAGGCAGTCAGGAAACGGCATCATTCATGATCAAAGCCGCGCAGATTCCGGCATCAACTCAGGGGACTATCGAAGTTCCTTATCGTGGTCGTAAGTTCAAGATTCCAGGCGATCGCACGTTCGATAAATGGACTATCAAGATTATCAATGATACGACGTTCGATCTGCGAAATGCATTTGAGAACTGGATTGACTTTACGAATCCGGCTCCTGGCAATTCTGGCAAGACGAATTATAATTCGTTCATGTCACAGCTTCGAGTGTATCAGCTCGACAAAGCGGGTAATGATGTGAAGTGTTACACGTTCGTCGACGCATGGCCTGAAATGGTAGGGCCGATCGAACTTGGCTATGATACGAATGACGCGATCGAAGAGTTCGACGTGACGTTCAATTATCAATACTGGCTCTCAAGCTCGACGGTCTTCACTGGTAAAGATGGCGGCGCTGGTATCACTGGCATCATCTCTGGTCTCAAGAGTGGTCTGATCAACGCGGTCGGTTCCGTGGTTGGTCGTATCGGCGGTTAATTCACGGTTTGTTCAAGAAGGGCGGCTCGAAAGGCCGCCCTTCTTTTTTGAGCGGCATAAATACAAGTACACATGAAATTATTTGGATTTGAGATTTCAAGAGAGATTAAGAAGGCCGATGAGCCATCACCTTACGTGAGCGGTCTTCTTCCCGTTCCTCCAGCCGTCGAAGCTCCTAAACCTGTCGAGACAAAATCCTTTGTTCCTAAAGAAGCCGAAGACGGTTCGACGGTCATCTCGGCCGGTGGATACTTTGGTCAGTACATCGATATTGATGGAACTACGGTAGCTTCCGATCAGGATCTTATTCTCAAGTATCGTAATGCGTCCGAGCAACCTGAATGTGATACGGCGGTAAACTACATCATCGATGAAGCTATCGCGGCTGGAGAAAAAGGATCTCCCGTGTCTCTCTCGATGAATGATCTCGAATATCCCGATGAAGTCAAAGATGTCATTCAGAAAGAATTTGATGAGATTATTCGTCTTCTTGATTTCAATCGTTCATGCTCCGATGTCTTTCGTCGATGGTACGTCGACGGTCGTCTGTACTATCACATCATCGTAGATCAGCAGAATCCAGGAAATGGTATCTCGGAACTTCGGTACATCGATCCGATCAAGATGCGTAAGATCCGCGAAGTTGATACGAAGATTGATTCGGAGACTGGCGTGAAGCTGATCACGACCAAGGCGGAATACTTTGTATATAATGAGAATCAGATCGCGGGTCAGTTGGTTCAATCCGTAAATACCGGTGATTCCGTGACGGGTCTTAAGATTGATCCTTCCGCCGTGTGTTATGTTCCTTCTGGTCTTCTCGACTCTACGCATAAGCGCATCATCTCGAATATGCATAAGGCGCTGAAGCCGGTGAATCAGCTTCGCATGATGGAAGACTCGCTGGTCATTTATCGTATGTCACGCGCGCCTGAGCGTCGTATATTCTACATCGACGTAGGCAATCTACCAAAGGCAAAAGCCGAGCAGTACATGCAGGAGATCATGTCGAAGTATCGCAATAAGATGGTTTACGATGCTTCTTCTGGCGCCGTACGCGATGATCGTCGGCACATGTCGATGCTCGAGGACTTCTGGCTTCCTCGGCGCGAAGGCGGTAAAGGTACGGAGATTACGACTCTTCCGGGCGGAGAGAACCTTGGTCAGATTGAAGATATTCTATTCTTCAAGAAGAATCTATATCGCTCGCTCAACGTACCGCTCTCTCGCTTTGAAGCCAACACATCGCTTTGGACGGCTGGTAAATCTACGGAGATCAATCGTGAGGAAGTATCCTTTCAACGGTTTATCGATCGTCTGCGCCGTAAGTTCTCATATCTGTTCATCAGTCTTCTGAAGACGCAGCTTCTGCTGAAGAACATTATCGTTGAAGATGATTGGTTTAAGATTAAAGAGAAGATCACGATCGATTTCATGCGAGATAACTACTTCTCGGAAATCAAAGAGTTCGAGATCATGACTCAGCGAATAGAGATGCTCGACAAAGTTGGTGAGTTCATTGGACGTTACTATTCGGAGAAATGGGTTCGTCGTACTATTCTACATCAGACGGACGACGAGATTAAAACCATGGATCTTGAGATTGCACAGGAAAAGGCTCGTGGAGATATTGCCGGCGATGCTGGCGAGGCGGTCGCTCAAGGTGGCGGAGACGACATGACGGGTATGGGTGGCGGAATGTCCAGTCTTGGCGGATCTGGCATGCCTGATCTTGGCGGAGTAGAAACGCCTCCCGAAGAAGTCGAAGCTCCTCCTGAAGCCGAAACGGCCGGCGCAGGAGCTCCCGAAGAACCTCCGGCTCCTCTACCTGGAGCTCCAGCGGTTTGAAAAACACAACACGTATAAATAAGGATCTGATATGAGTAAACACGCGGAAACATTTGTCCATGCGGTCGTTGCGGGTAATAAAGAAGAAGCCAAGCAAGCTTTTCAGCATGGCCTAGCTGAGAAAGCCATCGCGGCTCTCGAAGTTCGTAAGTTGACTTTGGTAGATCAAGTGTTTAATAAGTCTCAGGCCGAATCTAAGTAATCAACGATTATGGCAGAAGCGTTCGTATATTCTTGGAGAAATAAGATTACTAATCGTTTGTATATCGGATATCATAGTGGCCACGTGAATGATGGCTATATTTGCTCAAGTAAGATCGTTCTTAAAGAATATAATGAAAATCCAGATAATTTTGAAAGATACATAATTGCTAGCGGTAGTAAAGAAAAGATGGCTGCCCTGGAAACAAACATTTTATTAGCGGTTGATGCTGCTGGCAGTATGGATTTTTATAATCAGCATAATAATAATGCTGGTGCCCGAGGATGGAATTATACTCATTCTGCTAAAACTAAAGAAAAAATTAGAGCTAAAGCAATTGGAAGAAAGCTTTCACGAGAAACTAGAGCTAAAATGAGCATGGCTCGACAAGGTCATAAACTTTCTCCAGAGTCTATAGAGAAAACGAGAGCTGCACACATCGGATCTAAAAGATCAGAAGAAAGTAAAGCAAAAATGCGATTAGCTTGGGAAAAGAGAAAACAGCGGAAATTAGAATAAAAAATTATGGCTTTACTCATCACGGAATATAACGAGAACGGCGTCCGACCGCTCATCGAGTCTGCTGGTGCTGAGAAGAAGTACTTTCTCGAAGGTATATTCATGCAGGCCGAGAAGCAGAATCGCAATAATCGCATTTATCCTCGTGCCGTTCTGCAAGATGCCGTGAGTCGATTTGTCGCGGAACAGGTTTCTACGGGCCGCGCGGTCGGTGAACTCAATCATCCAGAAGGACCGCAAATCAATCTGGATAAGGTCAGTCATCGCATTACGGAGCTCAAATGGAATGGCGATGACGTGTGTGGTAAGGCATTGATCCTTAATACTCCGATGGGTATGATCGTCAAAGGCTTACTCGACGGTGGAGTTAAGCTTGGCGTATCCTCACGTGGTATGGGATCCGTCGAATCACGTAACGGCAAGACGTACGTGAAAGAAGACTTTAGTCTGGCTACGGTCGATATCGTGCAAGATCCTTCGGCTCCTTCGGCATTTGTTGAGGGAATTATGGAAGGGGTAGAATTTTTTAAGAATGGAAACGAGATCGTCGCTCGTAAGATCGAAAAGATTAAGAAGACGATCTCCACCACTTCTAAGAGCCAATTAGCGGAAGCTCAGGAACGTGAATTCACGAAATTCATGACTGAGATCGCCAATGGCTTATAACATTCTCTCTCGATTTCGATCGAGGAGTTATTCGATATGGGTACTCAATTCGAACCTGTTTGTTCGAGCTGAGATTGAAAATAATGAGATAGAGATCCTTACAGGTTTCCTCTCCTAATCAAATCAAGCAAAATGCTCAAAAAGCAAAAAAAGCAAGAAAAGCAAAGTCTGATTACTGAATCGGAACAGTCGATGACGGACATCGAGAAAGCCGTCGCGGCCGCGCCGCGTGCGGTAGCTCCTGTCGCGCATGCCCCCAGTCCGATCACGGAAGAGGAACCCGAAGCTAAAGAAAACGACGACGAGACTCCTGAATCCAAAGACGGTGAAACCGCGGAAGTCGAAACCGACAAAGAAGATACAAAGTGCACGTGCACTAAGTGTGGCGATGAATGCCAATGTAAATCTTCTGAAGGTGAAGAAGACGCGGAAGAATCCGAAGAGGAAACGGAAGACGAAGACGAAACTGAAGTTGACATGGAAGAAGACGTGAACGCGCTTATGAACGGCGAAGCTAACCTGACGGAAGGCTTTAAGTCCAGAGCGAAGACTATCTTCGAAGCGGCCGTTAAGAGCAAAGTGCGTACGGCTCGCAAAGAACTCCATGAAGGCTATCAGCGTAAGCTTGGCGTAAAGGCCGAAGAGATCCTGGCCACGGTAACCGAACAAGTCGATTCGTACCTCACGTACGTCGTCGAATCTTGGATTAAGGAGAATCAAGTCGCCGTCGACTCGACTCTTCGTACGGAAATCGCGGAAGGATTCATCACATCGCTGAAGAATGTGTTCGCGGAGAATTACATCGAAGTGCCCAAGGCTGATAAAGACTTGGTCGAATCTTTGAATTCACGTGTCGCGGAACTTCAGGAACAGGTGAAGCGGACTAGTCAAGTCGTCGAGAGTTCAAAGAAGCAAAACGAGAGTTTGCTCCGTAAAGCCATCGTCGCGGAAGCGGCTAAGGGTTTGGCGGTCACGCAGGCTTCGAAGCTCAATGAACTCACAAAGGATACGGTATTCGAATCCGTGGAAGCCTTCAAGTCGAAGGTAGCCATGATCAAGGAATCGTATTTTAGCGGAAAGGCCCCTCAGTCTAATAAGCCGACTCCCATCGTGGAATCGGCCGTGAAGATGCAGAAAGCAGTCAGTTCGGGTACGACAAGTGTTATCGTTGAAGGTCAAGATGATCCAATGGCTCACGTGTCGTCTGATATGAAACGTTATCTCGGCGCAATCTCTCGTGTCGAGCGCGGTAACCCGAATCGTAAGTAAAGAGAAACCCAATCGAAAAAAACTCAACAGAAAAAACTAATATGTTTAATACCGAAGAATCATGTGCCAAGTGGGCACCAGTCCTAGATCACAAAGAAGCTCCCGCATTCAAAGACAACTATCGCCGTCAAGTTACGGCCGCGTTGCTCGAGAACCAAGAAAAAGCAATCAAAGAAGAGCGTCGCATGCTCACCGAAGCCGACATGGGCACCGGTGCGATTCAAAACTTTGATCCGATTCTGATCAGCCTCGTACGTCGTGCGATGCCGAACTTGATCGCTTATGACATCGCTGGCGTGCAACCGATGAGCGGACCTACCGGTCTGATCTTCGCGCTCAAGCCGAAGTACACAACTCCGATGACTATCTCTGGTCAGACGATTGTCACTGCTGGTGATGACGCGCTCTATGGCGGTGTTCAAGGCGTGACTCCTGCGTCTGGCATCACGGTCTCTGGCGTTACTATCGGAGCAACTTCAGCTTACTTCACCTCGACGTCGAGCGTCACTACCGGTTCATTGGCCGTGACTTCGTTGAACATCTTCTTGACTAGCGCCGTAACGGGCCTGCAAGTTGGTGACTTGGTCATCAATCAAGGCATCGTTCCTGGTACACGCGTCGCGGCTATCTCTGGCGCTCAGGTCACTATCGATACACTTCCTACGAGCGCGGTGGCTTCAGGCTCAAGCTATCTGTTCGCTAACTTGGCACCGATCGCCTCGCCCTTCTCTGGCGCGCAGACATATAGCGGTATCGTTGGCAATCCGATGTCTACTACGGTTGGTGAAGCTCTCGGAGCTACCGGTGGTACTCAGTTCGCTGAAATGGGCTTCGACATCGAAAAGACCGTCGTGACCGCGAATACTCGCGCGCTCAAGGCATCTTACACGATGGAACTCGCTCAGGACCTCAAAGCCGTTCATGGTCTCGATGCGGAATCCGAATTGGCCAACATCCTCTCCTCGGAGATCTTGTTCGAAATCAATCGCGAAGTCATCGAAACGATCAACGCGAAAGCCGTCCTCGGCGCTCGCTTCGGTTATACTTCCGCTGGCGTGTATGACGTCAAGACGGATGCGGATGGTCGCTGGGCCGCGGAACGGTACAAAAGCCTCCACATGGCTATTGAGCTCGAAGCGAATCAGATCGCCAAAGATACACGTCGCGGCAAAGGTAACTTTGTCCTCTGCTCGTCCAACGTGGCTTCCGCTCTGGCCGCCGCTGGTTCCTTGGATTACTCACCGGCTCTGAGCACTAAGCTCGAAGTTGACGACACTGGTAACACCTTCGCTGGTGTGTTGAATGGTCGCATCAAAGTGTACGTTGATCCGTATGCCTTCACGGACTACATCACGGTCGGTTATCGTGGTTCCAATCCGTATGACGCTGGTATCTTCTACGCGCCGTACGTTCCTCTCACGATGGTCCGTGCGATCGATCCGAACACATTCCAACCGAAGATCGCGTTCAAGACTCGGTACGGTGTCGTTGCGAATCCGTTCGTTCAACAGATCAATCCTGGCACTGGATCCGCTCAGAATGGTACCGATCGCGGTAACTTCTACTATCGCACATTCGCCGTGCGTAACTTGAGCCTCCGTGGTGCTCAAGGTGCTGGAACCTAGTCCTTGAGATTAGAATAGTGGTTCAAATCATGGGGCTCTTCGAAAGGAGAGCCCCTTTTTCTTGTCTATAAATATGAATGATCATGAGCACACCATTATCCACGCTGACGACGAATGTCAATTTTCTGCAGCAGGTCAACTTTAAGTTAACTATTCAGAATCCGAATTTCACGAATATTGAATACTTCTGTACTGGAGCAAATCTGCCAGCGATTACGATGGGTGAAGTTACAATGAACTATCGTAATCTCGTGAGTTACTTTCCAGGAGATCATCTGGTATTTGATCAGCTTCGAGTCAAGTTCATGGTCGATGAGAACATGACTAACTATCTCGAAGCCGTGAATTGGATGAGGAACAATGCATATGAAGCTTCCGCATATCGATCCGATCTGATTCTCTCCGTGCTTACGTCGAAGAATACGATCAATCGGCAGTATCAATTTGTCGACGCGTTTCCCACATCGATCGGTGAGTTGGCTTTTAATACACAGGCACAGACGGTTGAATACATCTCGTGTGAGATGGGACTTCGATTCAATTACTTCAAAGTACTTCCAGTATAAATAAATTCATACTACATTATGCACAACATTGAAGAGATCATCAAGGAATGGGAATCGGATTGTCAAGTAGATTCATTGGCTCTCGACGATTCAACACTCAAATTCGCCAAGATTCACGCCAAGTATCTTTCGTACATCACGGACTTCAAGTTTAAGCTTCGCTCGGCGGACTCGAAACTCTCTGAGATTCGACATGCCAAGTGGTTATATTTCACTGGCAAAATGACGAAAGAAGAGATGGACGAGCGCAAGTGGCCATACGATCCGTTCAACGGTGGCGCCAAGCCTCTTCGCTCCGATCTGGAAACATACATAGACTCGGACGCGGAGCTTCGAGTCTTGACGGATAAGAAAACATATTTTCAAACGGCCGTCGAGGCATTGACGGAGATATTGGATACGCTGAGATGGAGACATCAGCACATTCGCAATGTTTTGGATTTCCGTAAGTTTGTCGCAGGATCATAATACATGAGTATCATACACGCAAGTCAGATCGATCAGGCACATCTGAGAATAACCTGTGAGGATTCTGGAGTTCTTCAGGAACTCTCCGAGTTCTTTTCATTCTTAAGCCCTGGGTATAAGTTTTCTCCGGCCTTTCGCAATCAACATTGGGATGGAAAAGTCAGACTGTTCAATCTTCGAAATCAGTCTTTACCTGGCGGTTTGCTATATCATCTCGCGCAGTTCTGCGACTCACGTAAGCACGAATTGATACTGGCATCAGGGTTGACGCTTCCAAAGCTGTCAGAAGCTGAGTCAGAAGCTTCGGCGGCCATCTATCCGGCTACGGGCAATGACGGTAAGGACCTTGAAGTCCGTGATTATCAACAAGCCGCGATTGATCGTGCCGTATCGGATGAGAAAGTCCTGCTCGTATCTCCAACTGGATCTGGTAAGTCTTTGATCATCTACGAGCTTCTTCGTTGGTACCTGGATAATACAAAAGGCACGAGTAAGAAAGCGATCGTCATCGTTCCAACTACGGCGTTGTGTCATCAGATGTATAAAGACTTTGCAGACTATTCGGCCAATGATGATACATTTAGTATAGAAGATCGCGCCAATATCATTATGAGTGGTTATACAAAAGAGCCTGTGAACAGTCGAATTAAACTAACGATGGAAGATGGATCTCAGAAGTTCTTATGTCCGAATGAACTTGTCATGACCGAGCAAGGCAATAAGCTGGCCAAAGACCTGACTTCGAAAGATTCACTTGTATAAATAGTACCGATGACATCCCTAGTAGACACTGTGATTAACAGAGCACAAAGGAATAAGTATGCACGATGGTATAAATGTTTGATCGCATCACGGCTGGAACGATTGGAAACTGTAGAAAGAGCTGAATTGCATCATATCGCACCAGTTTCTCTATTTCCAGAATATGAACTTGAATCGGATAATCTAATCCGCTTAACTCTACGGGAACACTATATAGCGCATCTTATTTTGATGAGGATGTTTGAAGGCGAGGATCGTAAAAAAATGATTCTTGCTGCATTTATGATGGGTTCGAGAGTTCACGCTACATCACGATGTTATTCACGGTTGCGTTCCGAGTTCGCGCTTAAAATGAAGATGAATAATCCGATGAAGAAGAAAGAAGTCTCTGATAAGGTTGCTCGGACTTTGAAAGGCCGAACAAAAGACACGCACGAATATATCCGACGCGCTTCAGAAAAAAAGTCTCAATGTACTATTAACAATTCCATGTGGTTAAAAATATCTCGAGAAAAATTTCGTGCCACTGTCAATAGCATGACTGACGATGAACGCCGTAAGCTTTTCTCCCATGAATGTTCTATGGAACAGCGCGAAAAGTTTAGAAAAGAACGCACGGGGAAAACGAAAGAAAATTGTGCGCGGGTATTAAAAATGTCGCAAACGAAACTGAAGCGAGCTGCATGCTTAACGGCTGACGAAAGGAAAGCGAGATTTTCTACGACGACTGGATGGCGATGGTACCATGATGACAAAAAAATGATATCCGCGTTGATGAATCCTAAAGATGTTGTGTTGGAGTGTGAGTGGAAATTAGGCAGAAAGCGCTATGAAAATAAAAAAAATTGAAACAGTCGAGGTTGAAACGCCGGTCATTATTACGACTTGGCAATCCGCGATCACGATGGGGCCTAAGTGGTTCGAGAAGTTTGGCGCCGTATTTGGCGATGAAGCACATCTATTCAAAGCCGCTTCATTGACGAAGATCATGAGCTGGCTTAAGAATGCCTGGTTTCGTATTGGAACGACTGGCACTCTTCCGGGTGGTGAAGATGCGAAGATGAATAAGCTCGTACTCGAAGGCGCGTTTGGTCCAGTCTTTCAGGTTACTACGACGGCGGAGTTGATCGACGCGGGCACGCTCGCGCAGCTTAAGATTCACATGATCGTGCTAAAATATGCGGAATCGCTTCGTAAGATGTATGGCGAGCTCGATTATCAAGGTGAGCTCGACTTTCTGACCTCACATGATCCTCGTAATAAGTTTATCACAAATCTGGTCGCGGATCTGAAAGGTAACTCGCTTGTTTTATATCAGTTCGTTGAAAAGCACGGTGAGCCTTTATTCGAGATGATCAAGAAGAAGCTGAGCGGAACGAAGCGTAAGATCTACTTTGTATCTGGAGAAGTGGAAGCCGAAGAGCGCGAGCGCATTCGAAATATGGTTGAGAAAGAAGAAGGAGCCGTCATCGTCGCTTCCGTCGGCACATTCTCGACGGGCATCAACATTCGTAATCTACATAATATCGTCTTTGCGTCTCCGACCAAATCTCAGATTCGTGTTCTTCAATCGATCGGTCGTGGTCTTCGTAAGACGGAAGACGATCGCAAGACAACGGTATATGATATCGCCGATGATCTTTCGCGGAAAAACAATAAGAACTATACGTTGCTCCATGGTATCGAGCGAGCCAAGATCTATACAAAAGAGAAGTTTGACTTTGAAGTGCATGAAGTTCCAATGTCATAAATAATTACATGACGACGGAGCTTAAGCAGTACATCGACTCATTGGCCATTCAGATATATCGAATGATCGACGGCTCGACCTTTATGGCCGAAGAGCTCGATCGAGATACGGTCGAAGGATCTTTGGTCCTTCATCGACCTCTCCAGATCTATCAAGTCGTTCTCGAAGATACGATGAAGACGTATTACGTGCCTTGGATGGCCGGATCTGGTGATCATGTCAAGGTAAATTTGGATTCCGTAATCGCGGAAGGTGATGCGACATTCGAACAGAAGTTTGCCTATTCTCGTTATTATCTTCTCACTCACTTGAAAAAGTATCTCTCGCCAGAAGACTACAGTTCTGCTATTGACGAAGGTAAAGAACAACAACAGCAGACTTCGAGTATGCCCAACTTACCACCACAGCTTAAACATACTCTTTCAAAGCAGAAGCGCTTCAATCTGAATTAGTGTCTTACACATAAGACTTTAATTCGTGTGGTGTCTTACATATAAGACTCTATCTGAAGATCGATGATCTCGCGGTCTTCTTCTGTTTGCTTCTACATGCTTCAGTCGAGCCTCAATCTGATCTTGCTTGCCTTGACTATCCCTGGAAGTCTGGATCCATTGTACAGTCACTCTACGGTGTGTACATGTCTAAATTACAATTAAGCTTACTCATGTCGTTGTAATTTACCGATGTACTTTAGAGCAATGAATGATACAGTACTAGCATGCATGATAATACGTCAATCCAATCGCCGAAAAAGGTAAAACCATCCGAGCGTCCTCATTACGTCAATAATGCGGAATTCTCAAAAGCGATTGTCGATTATGCTATTACGGCAAAAGCCGCAAAGGCCGCGAGTATGCCACTCCCTCAGCTTTCAGAATATATTGGAACATGTCTACTGAAGATTGCCGAGGGTCTATCTCGCAAACCCAACTTTGTTCGATATACCTATCGTGAAGATATGGTCATGGATGGCGTCGAGAACTGCATTCGCGCCGTATCTAATTTCAATGTGAATGTCGGCACGCGAACCGGTCTGCCAAATGCTTTTGCTTATTTCACGCAGATCTGCTTTTTTGCATTCATTCGTCGAATTCAGAAAGAAAAGAAGTCACAGGATATTAAACATCTTTACATGGAATCGGCTGGTATCGATTCTTTCGCCAACTTTGGAGAAGGTGACGGTGGAGACTCGCCATCCGTCGGAGAAGGAATCGTAGAGCGAGTTCGTCATAAAGTCGAGCAGATCTACAAACGCGATGCGGCTCTGAAAGCATTTGGGAAAACGATTAAGAAAGCCAAGAAGGCAAATAAAAGTTCAAGCGCGTCTTCCGATCTATTCTCTCTGTTAGCCTAACTATTATATGCTTCTTGCTATCATCAATGATACTCACGCTGGACAACGTAGTTCTTCTGACGTATTTCTCGATTACACGGATAAATTCTATCGCGACGTATTCTTTCCATACTGCAAGGCACACAACATTCAGACGGTGATTCACGGTGGTGATTATCTCGATCATCGTAAGTATGTTAACTTCAAAGCTCTTCAACGCACGCGTAAAGCATTCCTTGAGCCATTGGTAGAGAATGGAATGAACATGATCATCATTCCAGGCAATCATGACGTCTATTTCAAGAATACCAATGAACTCTGTGGTCTTCGCGAAGTGCTTGGATACTTCATCGATAATGTCGAGATCATTATGAAGCCAACGGTAAAGCGCCTCGATGGCCTGGATATCGCCTTTCTTCCATGGATTGCGCCGGATAATTACGCGGAATCTATGGAGTTCGTCAACACGGCTCCCGCGTCAATCATGATCTCTCATCTAGAACTCGCTGGATTCGAGATGATGAAAGGACAACTCGCATCCGAGCATGGCATGGATGCATCGCTCTTCAAAAGATATGAGATGGTCTTATCTGGTCATTATCATACGAAGTCGACACGAGATAACATTCATTATCTTGGAACTCAATTCGAGCAGACATGGTCGGATTGTGAGGATGCAAAGTATTTTCACGTCCTCGATACGGACACACGAATCCTTACGAAGGTAAAAAATCCATTTACTTTGTTTGAACGCTTGGTGTATAATGATGAACAGCACGATCCGGATGGTATTGATGTATCTGGATTCAAGGGAAAATATGTCAAAATCATCGTTGCTAAGAAATCTAATCCAAATAAATTTGATCAGCTCGTTCAACGAATTCAAAATGTTGGACCACTCGAGCAACCGCGAATCGTCGAGTCGTTCGACGAGTTTACATCCGATCGCGTCGAGGATCAGCAGATCAATCTCGAAGACACTGGCAAACTACTACATTCATATATCGATGCGACGGAGACATCACTCGACAAAGATCGTTTGAAATCTATGATGCGAGAACTTTACGTCGAAGCTCAGGCGGCACAAAATACCTAATATGCTTACCTTTCGTTCCGTTTCCTTTAAGAACTTTCTATCGACTGGCGATATGCCTATCACGATCCTCTTAGATCAGAGTCCTACGACGCTAATCGTTGGCGCGAACGGCGCGGGCAAATCTACGATGCTCGATGCAATTTGCTTTGGTCTCTTTGGTAAGCCACATCGTGACATCAAGAATCCACAGCTAATCAATTCCGTCAATGGAAAGAACTGTGAAGTTCAGATTGAATTCACGGTTGGTCAGGACAAATATCGAGTCGTTCGCGGATACAAACCTTCGATCTTTGAGATCTGGAAGAATGGAATACTCCTGAATCAGGAATCGCATTCTCGAGATTATCAAGTGATTCTCGAGTCGAGCATTCTGAAGATGAACAAGAAATCGTTTAATCAAATCGTCGTCCTTGGCGCGGGCAACTTTGTTCCATTCATGCAGATGCCGATATGGGATCGGCGTGGTGTCATCGAAGAACTCTTGGATATCTCCGTGTTCTCGGACATGAATACTCTTATCAAGGAAAAACTGGCCAAGTCCCGTGAGGATCTCAAGGACACGGAGAATCAATTGGGTATATCGAAAGAGAAAGTTTCGATGGGATCTAAGCATCTAAACGATTTGAAACAGATTGAGATCCAGAATGATCAGGGCGTTCGAACGGAGATTCAAGATCTTGAAGTGCAATACAATTCCAACTTTGGACGAATCGAAAAGGAACTTGGAAATGCGGATATGAAGCAACGACGATTTGACGGATTTGATTCTCAGATTCGTCAGAACTTAAATCGCATACGAAAGGAATATGATTTCTATTCGAAGAATGATTCATGTCCGACATGCGAACAAGGAATCAGTAAGGATCTGAAAAACTCTCGAATTGAAACGTCGGCTCAAAAGATTTCAGAATTCGAGACTGGATTGAAACAGCTCGCGGAAGGAATGACGAGTCACGCTCCAGCATTATCTGGAGCTCGTGAAGCCGCCGCGTTAATGAAATCGATTCGCGCACAGATCAAAGCGCTGAATCAAAAGCTTCAGATGGCGGAAAAGAAAGTCGACACTCATGCCGCGGAGATCGAACTCGAAGCCAATCGAATCGAACTGAATCGGCTCACGGAGCAGAGAATGAATCAGATCGATGAGCGTGCATACCTCGATGTCATTCAGGAAATGCTTCGTGATACGGGCATCAAAGCAAAAATCATTAAGCAGTATGTCCCGCTCATGAACAAATTCATCAATCAATATCTCTCGGTCCTTGATTTCTTTGTTTCTTTTACGCTCGATGATTCATTCAACGAGACGATTCGTTCTCGTCATCGCGATGATTTCTCATATGCTTCATTCTCCGAAGGGGAAAAGATGAGAATCAATCTGGCGATCTTATTCACCTGGCGTCAGATTGCCAAGCTCAAGAATCATAATGCAACGAACCTTTTGATTCTCGATGAGACATTTGATTCGTCTCTGGACGGCGATGGAGTCGAGAATCTTCTTCGAATCCTCAACACTTTGACGGCCACCAACGTCTTCGTCATCACTCACAAGCCAGATTCAATGGTCGATAAGATGGCTTCAAAGCTCGAATTCGCTAAATTTGGTAACTTTTCTACACTTAAAGCATAAAAAGAACGCAAGAGAATTCCGTTGTCAATCAGCGACTTGCATGAGTCGCGTCATTTTCTTGTGTACAATCGGTCAAAGCATGTTATACTTTATACATGATCGAGCAAGTCAATATGAATCAACAGGGGATGCTAGCCAAGTTGTTGGCTAGAGAGAATCTCCGGGTCCAACATGGCAATTACGCCACGGCGTTCTTCGACACCGAATCGCGTGTCCTTGGCCTTCCAATCTGGAAGACGTCAGGAAAGAATGTTTATGACTTGCTCGTCGGTCACGAAGTCGGCCATGCTCTCTTCACACCGATGTCCGGCATAGCAAAGTTCCGCCAGGAACTTCCTGGGGTGCCGTTCGATATCTGCAACATAGTCGAGGATATTCGCATTGAGCGAATGGTTCAAGACATGTACCCAGGTCTCGCGACCTCGTTTCGTCAAGCATACGAGACGCTGGTCGCGGATAATTTCTTCGGCACTAAAGGCAAAGACATCTCCAAGATGGGCTTCGCGGATCGTCTCAATCTTCATGCCAAGGCTGGCCGAGCATTGGACGTAAATCTCACGGTGGAAGAGCAAGCGATCTATGATCGCTGCATCAAAGCCGTGGACTTCGACGAAGTGATTCAAATCTGTAAGGACATCGCCCATCTGATCGGCAAGCGAAAAGAGGATGATCAAAAGCAGGCACAGGCCGGCAAGCCGGGCTCGAGCGATAACGATGACACTCAAAAAGCCGCTCCTCAGAAACCTGCGGCCGATGCGGCAAAGCCTGAAAAGCCGGCCGACGAGACGAGCGACTCTCAGTTGTCTGGCCAGGATGAATCTCAAGAGGATGAATCTCAGGCGCAGGATGAATCTCAGGCGCAGGATGAATCTGCTCAGCAAGATGAATCTCAGGCGCAGGATGAATCTGCTCCGGCCGCTGGTGCCGGCGCCGCCAATGGCCTGACGCTAAACGACGAGCTTACTTCTCAGACCGCCACGGCATTCGACAAATCCGTCAAATCGATCCAGCATGTCGATGAATGTCTTGCTCACTTCATCGCGCCAAGCAAAGAAGTTGTGAATCGAGCGGTCATCGCATATGACAGAGTGTTGGCGGCTCGTCAGGAGCATAAGTACTATGCCACATACATGAATCATCCGGAAACCAAAGCTCATTTCAATAAAACGAAAGCTTCCGCGAAGAAGTATGTCGCAGGCCTCGTTCGTGAGTTCGAGATGCGCAAATCGGCTCATCAATATTCTCGTGCGTCCATCGCCAAGACTGGCACGCTTAACATGGCTAAGCTTCATTCGTATCGTTACTCTGAAGATATCTTCAAGTCGATCACGAAACTGGCCAATGGGAAGAATCATGGAATGATGATGTTCGTGGACTATTCTGGCTCTATGAATCATTCAATGGGCCATGTTCTCGAGCACACGGTCAACCTTGTTATGTTCTGCCGAAGCCTTAGCATTCCGTTCGAGGTGTATGGCTTCACGAACACCTCGTACACGCCGACTAATCATAGTCCGGCTCACGGCGAGATCAATTTATCTCCTCTGACTTTGATTCAGATCTTCTCAAGCAAGATGAGTAAAGCGGAGCTCAATATCGCAATCGAGCAATCTCTCGCGCAAGCTTTCTACTTCAGGCCGACGGCCGAGGGAAAGAAAGTGTGCTTATCGATAGGCATTCACAGCTGTCCTGCGACGTCAAAATTCGAAGGATTAAACGGAACACCTCTTCAGGAGTGTGTCGTAGCCGCTCATACGCTCGTTGCCGAATTTCGCAAAGCGAATCCGGTCGAGAAGATGAACGTCGTCTTCCTCACGGATGGTGATGGAAGTGGATGCTCGCGGTACGAGACACATCAAGGATTGAAGAATCAATGTGGCGCCAGTCCTAGCATGTTTGGCCCCGCGCGTGGTCTTTTGAATGGTTACGAAGTGACGTTGAACAAAGATCGATTCACATACGAAACGTTGATCATCAATCTTCGCAAGTCGACTGGTTCAACGGTCGTCGCATTCTTCATTCCAAGTTCGACGCAGAAGGGGCTGAGCGAAGCCGCACGGGCGTTGGATTATGATCGCAATCATCATATCACGGCGATGGATGCAAGTAAGCTTGGCGTGAGCTATCGTAAAGACGATAGTCTGGCGATCAAAAAAGGATATGGCTTCGATGAGTATTATGTGCTCGCGCCGGGCAACCAACTTGGCATCAACACGGACGATGAGTTTGATACGGATATCGAATTCGACGACGAGAATGCCAAAAAATCTCAAGGCAAGTTGACCAAAGCTTTTACGCAATTCAACGATACTAAACGCACGCAGCGCGTGATTCTCTCAAAATTCAGCCAGGTGATCGCCTGAGCTGATGCAAGTCGCTGATTGACAACGGAATTCTCTTACACTTTTTTGTGTACAATACGCAAAAGCGTGGTATACTTATATCAGATTGGAATACATTATGAAATCGAACGTGATCAAACAAACCATTGAAAATCTTAACGAGCGCTCTCCGGGCCAAAATGTCTGGCATCGCGATACTATCGTCTCTACGGCTCGAGCGCTCGGCGCGTCGTGGACGGAAATCAACGAGAAGCTCCTAGCCTCTCATGTCCGGTGCGGTCGTGGACAATACGATATCTCACGCGTGGATACGAATGCCTGTGCTGGTGCCGTCAAGCCTGTGCGTTCTCAAGCCGTCGCGGAAGCTTCCTCCGAGCTCACGGAGCAGTCGGTCCAGACTCCAGTGGCAAGCTTCAAACTCGCTCAGGCCGTCACGTCTACGATGAACGATGACGCTTACATTCCTGAAGTAGACCCCACTTTCGTACGCTGGGGCGAGTATGACACCGTTCTGAAAGCCATCGCATCTAAGCTTTTCTATCCGATCTACATTTCCGGTATGTCCGGCAATGGGAAAACAATGATGGTTGAACAGGCTTGTGCGAAGCTCAATCGCGAATACATTCGAGTTCAAATCTCTCCTGAGACGGATGAAGACGATTTGATCGGCGGTTTTCGATTGCTCGGCGGTGAAACGGTCTTCTGCAAAGGCCCCGTTCTCAAAGCAATGGAGCTTGGATGCATTCTGCTCATCGATGAAATCGATCGCGGCTCGAACAAGATCATGTGTATGCAAGGCATTCTGGAAGGTAAGCCGGTCCTTGTCAAGAAGACTGGTCAGATAGTCCATCCTGCTCCCGGTTTCAACGTCATCGCGACGGCTAATACGAAAGGTCGCGGATCGGACGACGGCCGTTTCGCCGCCGCTTCGATTATCGACGAGGCATTCCTCGAGCGTTTCGTCGCCACTATCGAGCAGCCATATGCTACTCAGGCCATTGAACGCAAGATCGTTGGCAAGCACATGGAGAAGTTTGGCAAGGTTGACGAAGACTTCGCGGACAAGCTCGTAGCATGGTCCACGGTCATTCGTAAGACTTTCGAGTCTGAGGCAATCGAAGATGTCATCTCGACTCGGCGCCTTTGCCACATCGCTCAAACGTTTGCGATCTTCGGCGATCGCGCTCGATCAATCCAACTGTGCACGGCGCGATTTGACGCGGATACACGGAACGCGTTTCTCGATCTGTACAGCAAAATCGATGCGTCGGTGGCTACCATTCCTCCGGTTACTCCTGAAACAGGAGTCTCATCATCCGTGCCCGAACAATCACCGGCCACGCGGTGATTGTAAAATAGATAAACTTTCCGATGTACAAGTGACATGGCATAGTTTATTATATCATCAATCTCTCGGATATGGGCGACCAAGTATCAGAGCGAATCACTAAAATTGGTCGCATTGAAAAACAAAAAACAACATGAGCAAGAACACAAGCAAAACAGCCGTCAAGCAACTGATCAAGAACTATCGCGCTACTGGCACACAGAAAGATGCGATCATCACGACACTTACCAATGGCACGCAATTCTCCGTCGCCGAAGCACGTGAGGCTGGCATCGCAAATCCTACGGCCGTCGTCTCTCAGCTTCGCGACGATGGGTATGAGATCTTTTCGAATCCTCATTCCCGCCGCGGCGCGCGCGTGATTGCTAAAGGCACGGTGAATCGGTATCGCCGAAACGCCTAAGCTAGGCTAATGACTTTGGTGCCGAATCCGCTCGATCACGGCAGGATTCGGCACCGAGTCTCAATTTTTTATGACAATCTCCAATTCGACAAATACTCGTTCTACGACGATCGGTATCAAGTTCGACTCGGGCAAACCTGAATATGGGCTTCTCCCTTCATTTGCTCTAGACGAGGTTGTCAAAGTTCTGACGTATGGCGCTCATAAGTATGCGCCAAACAATTGGAGGCACGTTGAGAATTCGTCCAAACGTTATTATGACGCGGCTCAACGACACACATGGGCGATCGCACGAGGCGAAGTCAACGATCCTGAATCTGGCTTTCCTCACGCGGCACACGCGATCGCATGTCTGATGTTTCTAATGGAACTTCAGATGGGTACATCACAGAAGACCGCAGACTTTCTAAAAACGACAACTAAATAAATTATGCTTAAACTGACCAAATTCACCGTCGATGTTCTGAAGAACTTCGCATCTATCAATCCTAACCTCGTGATCAAAGAAGGCTCGACCTTCTCGACTATCTCGGAAGCAAAAAACATCATGGCGTCCGTCACGGTTCCAGAGAAGTTCTCTCGTACCTTTGGCGTATATGATCTGAATGAATTCATCGCGGCCTTGAGCCTTCTGGACGATCCTACGATCGATCTGTTGGAAGATTCCGCGATTCTCTCCAATGATTCAGCGACGGTCAAGTATCGCTTTGCGAATCCGTCCGTTCTAACCACTCCATCTAAAGAGATTAAAATGCCTTCGACGGACATTTCCGTCAAGGTTACGAGTGACTTGCTTGGCAAGATTCGTAAAGCGGCCGGTGTCTTGGGTCATTCAATCGTCGCCGTGAAAGGTACGGAAGCTGGTGCTCTGAGTCTTTCAGTCCTCGATCCAAAAGATCCGTCGGCTAATACATACACGATCGCGCTGAGCGAGAAGCACACACTAGGCAAAGAGTTCTCTCTCGAGTTTCTGATTGACAATCTGAAGCTGCTGTCCGGTGACTACACGGTCGCCGTCTCGTCTAAGCTGATCTCGGAGTGGACACACGCGGAGTTCAAGATTAGTTACTTCATCGCGCTGGAAAAGACTTCAACCATTTAAGCAATAGATATTATCATGAAACCATTGAGCAATAACGTCATCTTTCGTAAACAGAATTCATATGCTTCTCAGAAGAGTTCTCTGATCATGACAATCGAACCTGAGGTTGAGCTGATCGTTGAGCACATTGGAGCTCTCGTCGAGAATGTTAAACCTGGCGATCGCATCGAAGTCGTGCCACGCAAGGCAAAGGCAATCAATCACGATGAGAAGTACATGATCTCTGAAGACGATATTCTCGCCGTGTACGCGCCGAAATAATATGAACGAATTCCTCTGGTGTGAAAAATATCGGCCAAAGACGATTGACGACTGTATTCTTCCGACTCCTCTCAAGAAGACACTAAATGAGATCGTGAAGTCCAGTCAGCTTCAGAATATGTTGCTGACTGGAACGGCAGGTCTCGGCAAGACTACGGTCGCTCGAGCGCTATGTGGCATGCTTAAGCTTGATCACATTCTTATCAATGGGTCAGAGGAATCCGGTATCGATGTCCTTCGAAATAAGATCAAGCAGTTTGCTTCGACCGTTTCATTGGATGGCACTGACTCGTACAAGGTCGTAATCCTTGACGAAGCCGACTATCTAAATCCACAATCGACTCAGCCGGCTCTGCGTGGATTTATTGAAGAGTTCTCCGCCAACTGTCGATTCATCTTCACGTGTAACTTCAAGAATCGAATCATTGAACCTCTTCATTCGCGATTGGCCGTCATTGAGTTTAATGGTACTAAGAAAGAACTCGTTGGCCTTGCCGGTCAGTTCCATGAACGCTTGAAGAAGATCCTTGATCTCGAGAAGATCAAATATACGGATAAGGTGTTGGCCGAACTCATCATTAAGCACGCGCCAGATTGGCGCCGAATCATCAATGAATGTCAGAGGCATTCTTCGTCTGGTGAGATTGGGGCTAATGCGATCGTTGGCTTAAGTGACTCGAATATTCAGGCGCTCATCAAAGCTTTGAAGGAGAAAGACTTTCGAACGATGCGCGGCTGGGTCGTTAACAATAATGACGTCGACGCGGCTCAGGTATATCGATCGATCTATGACTGCATCACGGATGTAGCCAAGCCCGAATCGGTTCCCGTAGCCGTCGTCACTCTGGCGGACTATCAATATAAGTCCGCATTTGCCGCGGATAAAGAACTTAATACGGTCGCGTGCCTCACGGAGCTGATGGCAAATGTCGAATGGAAGTAGAATGAAACATTGTAATCCAGAAGCATCTCAGCAACAAATCAAATGTGATCATTCAAGGCGTCACTATCATTGGCGTAATACGTCAGAATACCAAATGGAGTATTGTCCCGTCTGTAGTCATATTCGTAGTTTCTGGTTCAAATGCTTCTGGAAAAGATTGAAATCTTTATTTAAGAATGAAACGCTATGAGCGCTACGGAAATAAAACCTAAAAAGTTATCGTTCTTTGATTGCCTCAACTCGATCAATGAAGGGAGTCGTGGAAAGAATCTCTTCGATGATTCTTCCGTCGAAGAGAAAGTCTATGTTCCTTTCATGGTGAATCGTGGGCTTAGTTGGTTCAATGACACGGTTCTGTTGGCCAATGAGATGAATCGAAGGCCGACGATTCCGGTAAAGGCTCAGTATCATTTTCTTCGTATGGCCATTCGACCACGCAAGCGCTTTTCAAAGTGGCTTAAGAACGAAGAGCCTGACGATCTGGATCTGATCAAAGAAGCCTATGGCTATTCATCCGAGAAGGCTCGTCAAGTTCTTTCGTTGCTTTCTCCTGAGTCTTTGAATGCGCTAAAGCGTTCACTCGACAAAGGTGGAAAACGCTGAATGCCTAAATAATGTCATAATGGACAATCTTTGTTATGACATCTTCTACTTCAGAAACTTCTAATATCTGTCACGCGGAGTTACTCGCTCCATGGTCTGCACAAGACATGCTCGAAGTCACGCTCAATGAACCAGATGACTTTCTCAAGGTTCGTGAGACACTGACTCGAATCGGCGTAGCTTCAAAGAAAGAGATCAACACTCTATGGCAATCATGTCACATTCTTCATAAGCAAGGACGTTACGTCATCGTTCATTTCAAAGAGCTCTTCATGCTCGATGGTAAACCTTCAGACTTTACGATCGATGATCTGGGGCGTCGTAATACGATCACGCAGTTGCTATCAGATTGGGGACTATTAACGATCGTCAATCCTTCAAAGATGACGGAGAAGTCGTCTCTTCGCCAGATCAAGATCATTTCCCACAAAGACAAAGCGCAATGGAATTTAATTCCTAAGTACCAAATCGGTCAGGTGAAGAAGAGAAAGCCTTAGCGATTTTAATATAAATAGCTTTCGCATCATGAGTGACGCCGCTATCAAACAACCGGTTAAGGACAGAAACGTTTCTTCAACGTCATATCAGATTTACTGCGATCTGGATGGTGTCCTTGTCGATTTCGATACCGGTCTTAAAAAAGTTACGGGCGGCAAGCTTTGGAATGATGCCGTTCGCGATCTTGGCCTTGAAGAGGTTTGGCGTCTAATCAATCTTGGCGGCACAAAGTGGTGGTCCGATCTCTATTGGTCTCGCGATGGCCAAAAGCTATGGGAATTTCTTCGTGATAAAGGTCCAATCATCCTCACGGCTGGCGCCGTCTCAAGGACTGGCAATCGAGCGATTGAAGGTAAGAAAGCCTGGTGTCTGAAGCATCTGGGTCCCAAATACGAAGTCATCGTGGCCGATCATGGTACGGATAAGAAGCATTGGTCGGAGCCTGGACACATTCTGATCGATGATCTGGAAGAGAACATTCGTGCCTGGCGTTCGCGCGGAGGCATCGGTATTCATCACAAGGACGCTGCTCAGACGATCTTGGAGCTCAAAGAGCATATCCTTACGTTCCTCCCCAATGATGATCTGGAAGAGGATTGGAGATCGTTGGCCGCCGCAGGACTCCTTGGCGTATCAACTCTCAAGGGAATGGCGACTACTCCTGCTCACAAGTCTTCGACTCCGATATCGCAGGCCGTCAAACCAATGAATGCTTCTTCACCTGAGCAGGTCCTAATGTCTTACGAGAACTCCAAAGACAATCCTAAGGGTGGATACGATAAGGGCAAGGGACGTTGGTATCCACATAAGAGTCTCGAAGGCGGATCCGATACGATCGCTTATGGCCATAAGATTCAGTCGGGAGAAGACTTCTCGAAAGGAATCACGGATGAACAAGCCGTCACTCTTCTTCGTCAGGACATCGCTCGACGGGAAGTCGCGATACGAAGAGCTCTTCCGGCTTATGACGATCTTCCACAGTACGTGAAGAATGGAATCGTCTCCGCGTGGTATCGTGGCGACCTTGG